GAATCGTTCGACGACTTGTTCATTCGCGTGGCTAAGGGTGAGCGTATTCTCAGCGTGCTTGCAGCCCCGGAAAAGGGGTTTGTGAATATTGCGTTGTACACTGATCACGATGTCCCGCAGCACATTACGCGGCAGACATCGAACGGCAAGTGGTTATCGAAGTTCGGCCAGATGGGAATCGAAACGCACACGCTGGAAGCAATCGAAGGCTCCAACTACGGATACGTCGACACGGCTTACCGCGTGCCAGAAAAAGAGTGGCGCAAAATTCGCGACATGCCTCTCGTGAAAGACAAGAGTGATTGGTGATGCCAGTTGATCTCGACCAGTTGACGAAGCAGACCGCGTTTCATTCAAACCCATCGTCTATCGCGAACACGCCGATCTATCTGGAGATTGTTGCGCAGGGAAAGATCGTGGTGCCAGAATTGATTCAGGCACTGCGCGACGATCATGCGGCGAAGTACACGATCATGATGCTGTTGCGTGAGATCACGCGCGCTGATCCGACGACAGCAAGGGACGTCGATGATGCTGTAGACGAGTGGATCGAGTGGTGGGCCAAAGAGAAAGATGCATGACTACGTCGTCAACACCACGAGAGTGACCGGTACGGTCAAGATCATAAATTTTGACCTGTGCTACTATATCATCCGGCAGGACGCTCCCGGACCCGACGTGTTTTGCCACTGTGACATGCTGCCATCGGACATGGAGCTTAAGATCAACCAGCGGGTATCGTTCATGACCATGCGCCATCCGAAGAAGGGTTTGCGCGCCGTCAATCTGGAGATTTGCTGAAGTGGAAACAGCACTGATCGTCGTCCAGATCGTTGTGCTGATGTCGCAGTTGCTCGTCATGCGCAGGATGGCGAATATGCTCGATGGCATGGGTCGTCATCTGGATGTGTTGGCTGAGTTTGAAAAGCATCTCTGGTTCAACCAGAACCGCACTGACATTTTTGATGCGCCTCGCACGTATGACAAGAGCCACTGATGCGCAACCGGTACAGTCTGCTTGCGCTGGTCAAGAAGCTGAAGCGGCGCGTTGCGCGGAAGTCGTTCAGGATGCCCGCGCGATCCGACGCATCGGTGCAGGCGTATCGGCGCGCATTGAACGTGATCCTGCACGTGGCCACGCGCTTCGCGCGCGAGCGATTGATCCCGGCGGCACGCACCGAAGGGCTGCGCTTGCAGAGGGACGAGGCGAGCGACATTCGTGCGCTGCTCAACGAGTTGGAGATCGAGATCGAGGCAGCCGGTGGCATCGCGGAGTCGATGGTCGAGCGCATCCTGCGGCTCGAAGAGCATCGGCATCGCAACGGGTTTATCGATATCGTCAAGTCGTTGCTCGGTGTCGATCTCGACCTGATCTTGGACGATGGTGATCTCTACGACGAGATGCAGCTAATGCTGCAACGTAATATCGATTTGATCACGAACATCAGTGAGGATGTTCGGCAGCGTATCGGTCGCGAGACGTGGGACGCCGTGCTGGAGGGCAAGACCCAGAAGCAACTGGCAGACGAATTGATGGTGCAGTTCGATCTGGTGCAGAGTCGCGCGACGTTGATTGCGCGTGACCAGATGTCAAAGCTGGTTGGCCAACTCAACGAATTTCGTCAGACACAGGCTGGCGTTGAAGAGTACGAGTGGTCGACGGTGAAGGACGAGCGTGTGCGCGATTCGCACTGGGCGATGGAAGAAATGATCTGTCGTTGGGATGACGAGACGGTCTATCGCGAACCGGACGGCAAGGTGTGGCTCCCGCGCTCGGAGCTTGGCGGCGTCGAGCTTCATCCCGGTTTTGATTTCAATTGCCGGTGCGTGCCTTATCCGGTACTCGACTGGACGTTCGGCGGAAGAGTTTCACCCGAGGAGATTGGCGATGGGTTGCGCGTGCAACGAGCGGCGTGATGCGTTCAGTGCAATCGGTGGCGCGGTCGCGCAGACCGTGACGCGGCGCGGCGATCCTGAATCACGCGGCTTGTTGGTCAAGACGGTGAAGGAGAAGTCGAAGTTCATCGCGTCCTCGTCCGCGCGCGATGTGATGAACCTGCTCAATCGTCCCGGACGGCGGGCAACGGGGCGTCTGTGATCTGGTTGTACAAGTGGAAAATTGACATGCTGCTTGGCGGCATCATTGTCGGTTTTGTCCTTGGATTATGGGCAGGGCGAGTGATCCCATGATCACGCAGTGGTCATTGCCGAAGGGCGACTGGCTGGGCTCCCCGGCGTTCATTGTCGGCGGCGGCGAGTCAGTCAAGCAGATCGCTGAGCCGGTGCTGCGAGGCTTGCCGAGTCGCGGCAAGGTTATCGTGGTCAACGACGCATTCCTGTTGGTGCCCGACGCGCACATTCTTTATTTCGGCGACCGCAAGTGGTTTCGCTGGCCGCACACGCAGAACGATCTACCTCAGTTCAAGGGGCTGAAGATCACGGTGGCGCTGGGCTGCGACTCGCCAGAGTTCAGCATCAAGCGGCTGTACAGGTGGAATCACGGCGCGCTCTCGCGCGAGCCAAACAAGGTCTGCGGGCGTGGCTCTGGTACTGCTGCGCTCAACATTGCGTATCTGATGGGCTGCAATCCAATCTACTTGGTTGGCTTCGACATGGGCGGCAGACACTGGCATGACCGGCATCTCTCGCAGGCGAAGCCACATTTGTACCCGAAGCGTTTCATCCCAGAGATCACGAAGATGGCGGCGGAACTGAAGAAAGAACAGGTGCACGTTTTTAATCTGAGCCCCGACTCTGCGCTGACGTGTTTTCCAATGATCACGTGGCAGATGCTCGATCAGAAAAGGTCACACGCAGCGTGATCTGGTTTGCAAAAGGCGGATGGTGGTTGCCAGACGGTGAGGAGCATCTCCAGCAGTGGATGCTCAAGGTCAACGATCCGCTCGGCGGGCGTCTGACCTATCAGCATCACAAGTACATGGCGGCGCTGCCGTTGGTGGCGCGTCCGCGCAAGATCGCGCTCGACATCGGCGCGCATGTCGGCCTCTGGTCTTGGATGATGGCGCGCGACTTCGAGTACGTCATCGGCTTTGAGCCGGTGCCGCAGCATGCGGAATGCTGGCTGCTCAATGTGCGCAACATGGGCGACAAGATGACCCTGCATCAGGTCGCGCTCGGCGATCACGAGGGCGAGGTCGAGTTGGCCACGCGCACCGAGGGATCATCTGGCGATACGGGCGTTGTACCTGTTGGCTCGCTGGAGACGGCGCACCATCGCGCGATAATGCGACCGCTCGACTATTACGATTTCGACCACGTGTCATTCGTGAAGATCGATTGTGAGGGGTACGAAAAATTCGTGATCGACGGTGGTCACACGACGTTGTTGAGAAACAAGCCCGTGATGGTGATTGAGCAGAAGCCCGAGACGGGAATGGAAGCGCGCTATGGCGTGACCACGACGCAGGCCGTGGTCGAGATGCAGAAGCTCGGCGCGCATGTTAGAAGGAAAATCCAAGGCGACTACATCATGTCTTGGTAACATGGAGGGCTGAAAATGGATCGTCTCGTTGAAGCAATCGGGCATGTGCGCGCCCATCGCCACACGCTTACGCAGGGTCCGCTGGTCGGCGACATCGACAAGGTGCTGGAGGCTGCGGCCTCGTGGAGCGACCATGTTTTGGCGAGCGATGCCGACGATCCCGAGAAGTCGGAGCCCGGCAAAGAGCCCGAGGACGCCTAGAGGTTCTGCCCCGGCATCCTCACGCACCGTGACGCCCCCAGCCGGGGTGGAAAGGCGGGGATTCTGACAGAAGGATTCCCCGCCACTCATGCCTTACCAGCGCCCGCTCATTCCGCTGTGCTACAGCGTCCCGCGCGAGCGCACCTCGCCGAAATGGTGCAACGCTTTTGCGACAGGATGCGGTGGCGGCATCGTTACGACCAAGTGGTTGATGAAGTCCTACAACGTCGCGATGTTCGGATCGCCTGTGCTGTGGGATGTTCTGACTGAAGCGAAGAAGCGCAAGATGACGTGGTACTACGGCGACCACGCTTATTTTGGCCGCTGGAAATATTATCGCTGCACCAAGAACGCTGCGCAGCATACCGGGCTCGATGGCGACACTGACCCGGCGCGTTTCCTCGCATTCAACCGACCAATAAAACCTTGGCGCAAGAGCGGTGGCCACATCGTGCTGGCACCCAACTCTCCTGCGTTCCTGCGGCTCAATAATCTTGACGCGAAGGCGTGGGTCCACGATGTCACGCGCAGATTGAAGCTGCACACTGATCGTGAGGTGCGTCTGCGCTGGGTGTGGTCGCCAAGGCCGCTGGCGGTCGATCTGGTTGGTGCTTGGGCGCTGGTGACCTACACCAGCAACTCGGCGGTGGAAGCTGCCATCGCTGGCGTGCCGGTGTTCGCGCTTGGCGAATGTCCGGGGCGCACCATCGGCACGAACGATCTTTCGCTGATCGAGAGCCCGCTGATGCCCGACAACAGATTGGAATGGGCATCGACACTTGCGAACAACCAGTGGACCTTTGGGGAGATGGCCGCTGGCATGGCATGGAGTACGCTGAAATGATCAGATTCGAGGACTGGTGGCTGCCAGAAGGCGAAGAGCATTTGCAGCAGTACATGCTCAAGGTGAACAAATCAGTCGGTGGTCGTCTCTCATATCAGCGGCACAAGTATGAGCTTGCGCTGCGCTACACGAAGCTGCGGCGCGTGGCGCTCGACATCGGTGCCCACATCGGACTGTGGTCGTACCAGATGACGCAGGACTTCATGCGCGTGATCGCGTTTGAGCCGGTGAAGGAATTCCGTGACTGCTGGCGGCACAACATGGAAGGCAAGAACGTAACGCTCTTTCATTACGCGCTCGGCCACAAGGAAGGGTTCGTGCGCATGCGCGTGCGCCCGCCGGGATCGCCCGGCGACGATGGACGCGACCCTGCTGCCGAGAGATCATCACTGCGCATGTCGGTCGATGACGTCGGCGAGCTAGTCGAGATGCGCACGCTTGATCCGTTCAAGTTCGACCACATCGATCTGCTCAAGCTCGACTGCGAGGGCTACGAGCTTTTCATCCTGAAGGGTGGCATCGACACGCTGCTGCGCAACCGGCCCTGCGTGATTGTCGAACAGAAGCCTGCGACCGGGATGACTGAACGCTACAACGTCGCGGCGCTCGGCGCGGTGGAATTCTTGCAGAAGCTCGGCGCAAAGAAGCGCGGCTCGGTGCAGGGCGACCACGTTCTGTCGTGGGATTGAGGTTTTAACATAGTGTTAAAACCTCCGTTGATATGGGGGAGGCGATCATCGGCATCGGCGACGAGATCATGGCGTCAGGATGCGCGCGCGTGGAGCACGCGCGCACGCGCAGGCGCGTGATCATTCGCGGCGCTCGTGGCGAGCATCGGTGGCATGACATGTGGCAAGGTCTGCCGTACATTGTGCGGCGCGACGAGCCGGTCCCGTCCGACGCGGTTTCGATTCGCAACGGTCCCCAGTGCCGCCCCTATATCCGATACCCGTTCACGCGCCAGACCGGTGTGACCTTCACCGCGTGGCGCGCGAGAGATCACTTGGGCGAGCTTGCGCTCGATGCTGGAGACTCTGGCTGGGCAAGGTTTGCCGTGGAGAGTGTGCCGAGATACGGCGAAGGTCCGGTGGTGGTGATCGAGCCCAATGGCGCGGCCATCGGAAACCCCAACAAACAGTGGGGTTTCGAGCGGTGGCAGGAGTTGGTTCGGCTGCGCCCCGGCGTGCTCTGGCTCCAGATGGGACCGGTGGGCACGCGCAGGCTGGAGGGCGTTTCGCACATCGTCACGACCTTCAGGCAGGCGCTGGCGGTCATGATGTTCGCTGATGGAATCGTGGTGCCCGAGGGCGGTCTGCACCATGCGGCGGCGGTGCTCGGCTTGCCAACGCTCGTTTTGTTTGGTTCTGTGTCGCCCTACGACACGGTCGGTTACCCGTGGCAGATCAATCTGATGCCACCGGGGAACGTGCCCTGTGGTCGTTGGCTCCCGTGCCAGCATTGCGCCGACAATTGGAAGGCGCTGATGCCCATGGATGTGGCCACGACGCTCGACAGTATGCTGACAGTCCCAGTCGCTACGTTCAACCCACGCAAGGTGGTCGAGCACAATGGACGACATTCAATTTGATGAGTGCGTGACTCTGCACGACGCAAAGCTGACCAAGACACGCGACGGCTACCACAGGACCGTCGCGCGCGTTGCGCGAACCGGTATCCAGACTTATCGCGGCTATGAGGTCGGTCG